GCGAAGTAGCCAAGTCGTTTGTACCACCTACTAACGATGACGGCGCTGTAGCCGTTGCTGGCGGTGGTGTGTATGGTACATATCTAGACTTGGAAGGACAGGTTCGAAATGATGCCGATTTGATTAAGAAGTATCGTGAAATGTCAATGCAGCCAGAATGTGATGCGGCTATTGAAGACATTGTTAATGAATCGTTAGTATTTCAGCAAGAAGAATATCCAGTTCAAATTGTATTGGATAAACTAGAACAGCCTGAAGCAATCAAGAAAAAAATTCGTGACGAATTCTATTACGTCATGAAACTACTCGACTTCAATAATCAAGGCTACGATATCTTCCGTAGATGGTACGTAGATGGTAGAATGTACTATCACATGATTATTGATGATAAGAATCCTAGACAAGGATTAAAAGAGATTCGATATATTGACCCACGAAAAATTCGCAAAATTCGTGAGAACAAAAAAGAAAAAGACAAACTGCAAAACTCTATGCAAGTTGTCTTTACAAAACCTATTGAGTATTTTGTTTACTCTGAACAAGGTTTTGCAAGAGATGCCAATCAAGGCATTAAGATTTCTCCAGACTCCATCTGCTACGTGCATTCAGGCATGACAGACAAAGATGGAAAGATGGTCATCTCTCATTTGCACAAAGCAATCAAACCGCTCAACCAGTTGCGTATGCTTGAAGACGCAACAGTAATCTATCGTATCTCACGTGCGCCTGAACGTAGAATTTTCTACATCGATGTTGGTAACTTACCTAAAATGAAGGCTGAACAATACCTACGTGAAATCATGCAGAAGTATAAGAACAAACTTGTGTATGATGCAAGCACTGGTGAAATTCGTGACGATAGACGCTATCAAACAATGCTTGAAGACTTCTGGTTACCACGTAGAGAAGGTGGTAAAGGAACAGAAATCACTACACTACAAGGTGGTCAGAACCTCGGTGAGATTGAAGACGTTTTATACTTCCAAAAGAAAATGTATAAAGCATTGAACGTTCCAGTTTCACGCATTGAATCAGATAACACATTCAATCTAGGTCGTGCATCAGAAATCACACGTGATGAATTAAAGTTTTCAAAATTTATTGCAAGACTGCGTTTGCGTTTCTCACACCTATTTGATAGATTGCTTGAAACACAGTTGCTATTGAAAGGCATTTGTACACGCAACGAATGGAAACAAATCAAAGAAGAAATTCACTATGACTTTGTTCAAGATATGCACTTTGCAGAATTGAAAGAAGTTGAAATCATGAAAGAGCGTTTGAATCTTCTTGGCGAAATTGACCAATACGTTGGTAAGTATTTCTCAGTTCGTTACATTCGTGAAAAAGTATTGCGTCAAAGCGAAACTGAAATCGAAGATTTGAATAAAGAGATGCAGGAAGAAGAGGCTGACATGCCTGATGAGCCAGAACAACCAATTGTTCCTCCACCTCCACCACCTGCTCCTCCACAGCAAGTCGTAGTGAGTGTTAAAAAAGAACACTTTGACGACACAGACCAAAACGAATTGGCAAAATCAATGACAACATTCTTAGATGAAGTTAAAGAATCTAAGAATGGAAAAGTCTAAATTCGGTATTATATAAATAGATTCAGCAAACAAGGAGATATTATGGAACACATTAAAACTGCTATTGCAAGTGCGAGTGACGCAAAACCTGTTGAATTCAAAGCGGCAATTGATGCTGAATTGAAATCCAGAATTTATGACTCGCTACTAAACAAAAAAATGGAATTGGCTAACGCCGTTTTCAATCAGTATGATGAAGGTGATGAAGAAGACACAATAGAATTCCAATCTAGTTCAGAAGGAAACGTAGATGAAGACCTTTAAGATTTTTTCGGGACAACTTGACGAATTGAAAGGTATTGCTCCGAAAGCAAAGGGCGAACATGATTTCGTCCACACCACATATTTGGCTCAAGTAAAAGACCCAGGTGACTTGGAAAAAGTTGGTCCTGAAGAAGTCGGTCCAAAAGATATTAAGACTGGTCAAGGTAAGCGTCCTGCTGACAGACTAGATAACAAGCAAAAATTTGCTGAAAGTTCTAAAGAAGAGAACGAAGTCGAAGACGATGAAGACGATATGGAAGATAAAAAAGAGAAAAAGAAAACTCTAAAATCTTTCAAAGACTCTATCAAAGTTGACGAAGCAAACTTGACACCACAACAAACTAAGATGGCACACACCATCGGTAAAGAGTTTGAAAAGAAAGGTATCGGTGATGAAGACAAAGGTGGTCCATATGCAGTAGCAACTGCAATGGTAAAAGATAAACCAGAAGCCGCCAAGAAAGCATATGCTACTATCAAAGCAAAGATGAAAGAAGATGCTGACGTTGAATTGCTTTTCAGTTTGTATGAAGGTCTAAACGAAGAGAATCAAGAAGTGTTCTTGGCACAACTTGAAGAAGACTCTGAATTGCTTTTAGTATTTGCAAAAGAATTAATGGTGGAATAAAATGGCAGATACAGTAACATCGCAGACACTTAAAGACAGCGCATCAGTATGGGCTGTCAAATTAACTAATGTATCTGACGGTACTGGCGAAACTGACGTTGTAAAAGTTTCTGCCAACAATTTGGTCGCATCATCTGGTGGTGGAACACAACTCTTAACTATCAATAAGATTTTCTGGTCTGTCGCATCAGGAACATCTGCAACACAATCGCCACGTGTTACATTGAAGTGGAAGGGTGCATCATCTAATACAGATATCGTCACACTAACAGGTTCTGGTTATTGGGACCTAACAACATCCGGTCAGTGCCCACTCACAAATAACGCATCAAGTCCAAACGGCGATATTCTATTGTCAACGTCAGGTTTCACTGCAAATGCCGCATACACAGTTATTCTAGAAGGTAAGAAAACTGCTGGATATGTAAGCCGTGAGACTACAGACGATGGTTCTGCGCCATAATACATATGTTGCGATTTAAAGACTTCATTAAACAAGAAGAACAAGTAGACGAGGCAAATCTTGCCAAAGTCAATCGTGTTCGTGGCGGTAATGTACAGCGTAGAAAAATTGTTTCTATGCGTCCAGGATATCGTGTACAAGCAGGTAAACTTGTTCGCATGTCTTCTATTGAAAGAAGAAAGCGTCATCTTGCACAAGTCAAAGCGGCACGTAAAAGAAAACCAATGATGGCACGTATTCTAAGAAAACGTGCAGTGTCATTACGAAGAAGAAAGACGGCAGGAATTAAATGAAACTCATCACAGAAATCAACGAACAAGTTAATCTGATTAACGAGTCAACTGAATCCGGTCAAAAGGAATTCTTTATCGAAGGAGTATTCCTTCAATCGAATCTAAAGAATCGTAACGGTCGTATGTATCCAGAATCAGTTATGGATAGAGAAGTTGGTCGTTACATCACAGAATACATCGATAAGAAAAGAGCATACGGTGAACTTGGTCACCCACAAGGTCCTACAATTAATCTGGAGCGTGTATCGCACATGACTCAGCGCCTTATTAAGAACGGCACAGATTATGTTGGTAAAGCAAAAATCATGGACACTCCATACGGTAACATTGTCAAGAATTTGATGCTTGAAGGAGCATGTCTTGGTGTATCGTCACGTGGCATGGGAACTCTAAAAGAAAAGAATGGTGTCATGGAAGTACAAGACGACTTCTGGCTTGCTACAGCGGCTGACATTGTTGCCGACCCATCTGCGCCAGACGCATTCGTCCGTGGTATCATGGAGAACAAAGAGTGGGTGTGGGAGAATGGCATTCTTAAAGAGAAGCAAATTGCTGAGTATAAAGAAACCATCGTGAAATCTTCTAAGAGAGACCTTGAAGAAAATATGCTCAAAGTGTTCAAAAGTTTCATTTCTAAGTTGTGATTTTGTATAAATATACTAAGCATAAACTTAAATAATACTCAAAGGAGAATGTCATGACAGAAAAACTTAAAGACGATGTTGTTGACAACAGCATCGAAAAGAAAGATGAAGTAGTAATCGAAGAAAAGAAAGTTGACACATCAGATGTTGACGCACTCTTTTCTGGCGAATCTTTATCTGAAGAATTTAAGACAAATGCAAAGGCTATCTTTGAAGCCGCAGTTCTTGCTAAAGTTGCTGAAGAAAAAACAGCACTAGACGAAGAATATGCAACTAAATTGGCTGAAGAGACTGCACAGATTAACGAAAATTTGGTTACAAAAGTTGACGAGTACCTTGAGTATGTCGTTGGCGAGTGGATGGAAGAAAACAAACTTGCCATCGAAAAAGGAATTAGAGCCGAGATTGCTGAAGACTTCATGTTAGGTCTGAAGAATCTATTCACAGAACACTATATCGACATTCCAGAAGAAAAGGTCGACATGGTTGAAGAGTTGTCTAGTAAAGTAGAAACTCTTGAGAAAGAACTTGACAAAGTTGTTACAGAAAATGCAAATTTGAATACTGAAATCGGTGGATATAAGAAAGAACAAATTGTTTCTGAAGTATCTGAAGGTTTGAGCGAAGTTCAAATTGCTAAGTTGAAGTCTCTTGCAGAAGGCATCGAATTTGTTTCAGAACAAGATTACAAAGAAAAACTTGAACTGACAAAGAAGAAGTATTTCGAAGAAGAGAAAAAAGATGACTCATCATCTTCAGCATCTGTTAATGATGATGCAGGTTCACTAGACGAATCATATTCACCAATTATGGCTCGTTATGTGCAAGGCATTTCTAGAACACTCAAGAAATAATTTTTTATAAATAAATTCAATCGAATAATACTCAAAGGAGAGAAACATGAGCGTAGAAAATCTTATTAAAAAATGGGCTCCAGTCCTTGAACACTCTGAATTGGGTGGCATCAAGGATTCACACCGCCGTGCGGTTACAGCACAACTTCTTGAGAACCAAGAAATTGAGTGCCGCAGTGGTGAGTCTGCTGGATTCCGTAATCCAACATCACTTTTGGAAGCAGCCCCAACAAACAGCATGGGTGCATCTTCTTCAACAGCAGGTGACGGTGCTATCGACACATACGACCCAATCCTAATCAGTTTGGTTCGCCGTGCGGCTCCTAACTTAATCGCTTACGATATCTGCGGCGTTCAGCCAATGACAGG